ATGAAATGGCCGGCCGGGACTTGACTAAAATGGATGCGGTAATGGCCATGCCCCTGATGGAATTTTTCAATTACATGGCCATGCTGAAGACCATCCGTAAGAACCAGGCTGAGCGGTTAGGCAAGGCCAGCAAGGCAGGTTTTGAGGCGTACATTTCCACGCTCGTTTCTGAAATCCTATGAAAATCACCTACCAAAGACCGCCCCTTACACCGTATCAAATCGCCATCCTTGACAGCCCCGCCCGCTATACGGTGACCGCTGCCAGCACGAAGGCAGGTAAGACGGCCTCGCACATTGTGTGGTTGTTTGAACAGGCGATTCAGGGCAAGAAAGGGCAGTCGTTTTGGTGGGTTGCACCGGTGTACGGACAGGCTGAAATCGCGTTTCGCAGATTCAAGCAGCAATGCAGTCAGAAGTTGTTTGAGGCGAACGAATCCAAGTTGCGCCTTACCCTGCCATCCGGCGCAATGATTGAATTTAAGAGCGCGGAAAAGCCTGATAACCTGTACGGCGATGACGTTTACGCGGCTGTATTCGATGAATTCACCCGCGCCCGGGAAGAGGCTTGGTTTGCGCTGCGCTCTACGCTCACCAAAACACGCGGCAAGTGCAAGCTGATCGGGAACGTGAAGGGGAAAAAGAATTGGGGTTACAGATTGGCTGAACGCGCAAGGCAGGGTGAGGACAATTACGAATTCCACAAGATCACCGCTTGGGATGCGGTCGCAGCCGGCATCCTGGACAAAGAAGAAGTAGAGCAGGCGGAACGTGATTTGCCCGCGCACGTCTTCCGGGAGCTGTACCTTGCCGAACCTGCCGACGATGACAGCAACCCCTTCGGCCTTGATCATATCCGATCATGTATTGAACCCCTTGCCGATGGCCCGGTGGAATGGTTTGGTATTGACCTTGCAAAAAGTCGAGATTGGACTGTGATTGTGGGCCTGAACAAAGACAAAAAGGTCTGCCTGTTTGAGCGGTTCAGGTTGGATTGGAAGGCAACGAGAGACAGCGTGCAGCGCATTGTCGGAAAGATTCCCGCTGTGATTGACTCAACAGGTGTTGGTGACCCAATCCTGGAAGACCTGCAAAGGGTCTGCCCCCGCATTCAGGGATTCAAGTATACGGCCATTTCAAAGCAACAAATCATGGAAGACCTCGCAGCGGCGATACATGGCCGCGAGATTGTTTTTCCGGATGGGCCGATTGTCGACGAACTGATGAACTTTGAATGGACACACCGCCGGACCGGTGTAAGTTATAACGCGCCGGAAGGTCTGCATGATGACTGCGTGAATGCGCTTGCGCTTGCGCTGCATTGCAGCCGCGTCAATAAGAAAGGCTTATTTTTGTTGACATGACCTGCACGGAAATCCTCGCAACTGAGCAATGGCCGGAGCAGGTCTGCAAGAAGTTCAGCCCGCATTGGCAGGACTTGCAGCAGGAGTTGTTTTTGCTGCTTGCCACCGACCTGAACGAAAAGGCGGAAAAGGCATTGGCCGCCGGTTACTTTGAATTTTTCTACATCCGGTGCGCGAGAAATCTTTCCGGCTCAGGCGGGCGCATCGGTAGAATCAACCAGGGGGGAGAGGCATTGGGGGAATACGAAGACGAAGAACAGGATGTTGAATTGCGGCTATGGATTGAAGAAGACACCGAACAGCGGTTGCAGGCCATTGAGAGAGTGCAGGCCCGGCAATCTTGGTACGAAAGGAAGTTGTGCGAACTCTACCTGTCGGGCATGAGCGGACGGAAAATCCACCGATTCACCAAAATAAGCAAGAACGAGGTGAGCAGGGTCATTCGGGAATTCAGGGCGCAATGCGTTGCGGAATACCTGTAAAGCAAAAAGGCCACCCCGAAGGATGGCCCATTGCACCAAATGACAAACACCGATGCGAATTTAGCTTATAGAAAGCGAAGTTAGCACGGCACTTTGAACAATCTGCGGCTGTTCTTTTTCCGCATGGGTGAAGGTCAGGTCAAAGCCGGTCATGTCACCGAGGGCAACCCCGGTCATGGAAGAACCTGCGGTCATATCCATACCGCGTTGCAGGCCCATCGCCCAATACTGATTTTCATTCGTCTTTACGATGGCAACCAATCGGGCAACAGACAGCAACTTCACCTCATTGCGCTTGGCGGTTGAAAGCTTGCGAAGCTTGATGTTCAGTTCGGTGGAATTGAACACCGTGCCATTCTCTACCGATGGGGTGATGGTGTTGGTGAAACTTGCGGTGTCCTTCGGCAGTTCGTATTTGAAAAACGCCTTGCCGCCATTAAGAGTCAGCGCGGTGATTTCGCCGCTTGCTGAAGTGTAAGAGGATACGGCTTCGTATTCAACGAGCCATATTTTATCTACGCCCCCGACTGCGTCTTTGCAATCGTGGCTGAATCCGGTGGTGAGTATGCAGCTCATATCTTTTTCTTAGGTTAAAAAAAAGGGCGGGCAATCGTACCCGCCCCTTCGGTTAAATGTTTCCTCTCGATTAGAGGCTGAAGTACACGATTTGAGTTGGGAAAGCAACCTGAACACCGTACTTGAATTCGGCGTTGAAAATCACGTTTTTCTTGACCGGATCGTTGATGAATTCAAACTGCTCTTCTTCGCCTACAAGGTCAGTACCGATGTAGTAGTTTGCCCAATAGCTGAAGTGGATTTTGTCCGTACCATTCAGGCCGGGCAGACCGTACACCTTTGTGCCTGTGATAGGCTCGATGCACATGAACTGCTCACCGGTCTCAGGGTTGTAATGGTAGTTGTTGGCTGCAATCAGGTGCTGCTTGTACAAGAGGAAGGTATCCACACCCATTGCGAAGAAGCGGTCTTCGCGGGAAAGGATGGCCTTACCATCGGTGCTGGCCTGTGCCTGATTCACCATCTTCAGTACCGCGTCATCGATGTTGGAAGTAGTCAAGCTGGTGAGCTGTGTCCATCCGCCGCCGGTGGTCGGGTTGCCCTGAATAGGATCGCCTGCGCCGCCAAATCCGAGAGCGGTCAAGATGGTATTGAACCCGTCAAACTGGTTACCGGCAACAGTTCCCTGCCAAATGTCGGTCTCAAGTTCGTTGGCGATCTTCTGAATTTTCTCGTTGCCGATTTGCTCAGCGAACGGAAGTTCATTGTCACCGCGTGAACCAGCGGCCATTTGGGTCTGCATCCACTTTACCTTCAGTGCCTTCGGGCAGAGGGTCTCATAAACCTGAATGTCACCTACGGTCAAGGTGCGCTTGCTGAAGGTGGTAGAACCTGAAGTAGTAGGTTCACAGCCGTTAGCCTGGAAGAAGATGGTGCTGTCGAGGATGTTCAGATTGTCCGAGGTTTTAATGCCGGGGATAACCTGCCCTGCGCCTTGCAGCATACTTGCGGTGGGAGAGCCAAAGAGGGCTTTGTACAGGAGCGGAAGGCGGTCTTCTTTCCCGTAATTGTCGAGGTCTGTAACTACGAATGCCATGTTTTATTTTGCGTTTTTGATGTTGCGGATTGCGGCTGCGAACTTCTCTAATTGCTCATCGCGGCGTGCAGCTTCGCCCCGAAGGCCATTTACTTTCTTCACAGGTTCAGCGGCAGGGATTGCGCTAAACTGCTCAATCACTTCCACAGTCTTTGCCTGTGCATTAGTCAGTCGCTCAATGGCGGCTGTCAGCTTTTCGATTGCGGTCTGCTGTTCAGCGAACTTGGCTGAGTATTCTTCGCGGATCGCGGCGAACTGGTCAACTTCCATTTCTTCAGCGGGTGCTTCTTCCTGTGCTTTCTCCACGATTTCGGTCACGATTCCGGCTTCGGTGGTCACCAAGTAGCCTTCAGCGGTTTCGTGCGTTCCGTCCGGGGCAGGTACGAAGTCACCTTCAGGAGTCTGTACTTCCAATACCGAGCCTACGCCCAGCATGGCGATTTCATCACCGGGAAAACGGATTACCGTACCATCCACAAGGGTGGACTCTGCGAACTTCACCGCCGGTGCTTCTTCCTCTACGGAAAAGCCCAGCAGCTTCTTGATTTCGTTCAGTTTATTGATTGCGCTCATTTCTGATAATGTTTCCAATTTTAAATTGTCGCACTTTGCGAGGATGGCCGCAATAGCCGACATGGTTTCCTCTTCGGCCTGTGCCGGCTTGTCCGTAAAATACCCCTCAATGGAAAAGCCCCGGAACTTGCCGTCTTTCACATCCTGCCATACTTGGTCATTCTCCACGTAATAGGTCAAAAACCAACTGCCATCGGCTGCGTCTGACCATGCCTTCGGGGCTGCGATGCCCCGCGATTCGTCTGTAACCCATGACTCCATCAGGTATACACCGCCGACCGGGTTTGCGTGTTCAGCATTTACCGCGTTGTATTTGTTCTGCAATGCCCACAACTTGACGGCCTTGCGGATGGTCTCCTTACTGAATTTCACATAATAAGTCTCACCGGATTCAGACTTTCGCATGATGGGCTTTTCCGCAATCATGGCCGGGCCTGTGATTAGCCGCCGCTCTTCGGATTCAATCGCGAATGCCAGCGGGTCTTTCTGTGCGCTGAAAAAATGAAAGTCTTCTTCAATAGCAGGTGACTGCACAAGGCTAACCTGTGTCAGGCCATCGCCGTCTTCGATTTCTAAGTAATAGACATTGTCCATTACCTATAATGTATCAAATGGCTATCTGTCGCGGTTTTGGCTGAGAATCTGGAATGAGGTAGCAATCTGCTGCCCCATCGCCTGTCCGAGATATTCGCTGAATTCGTCGAAGGTCTGTTGGTTTATGACCTTGGAAAAGAACTGGTTACCGCCGTAGCCATTTGCATGAATCTTGCGGGCAATGGCAATAGCCAATGACTTGTTGCGCTCCATAACCGTCTGCGAAGATTCCGCCGCGCTCTGCCTTACCTGAATGCCCTTTGAAGCAATCCAGTCCTGCAATGCCGGAACTAACTGCCCGTTGCCACGGTTGCGCGTTGGCCCGCGCCCGCCGTCTACCCATTGGTAGTAGTCATTCGCATTAATTGCGCCGCGCACTTCGTTGCCCATCTTGCGCGTCCGAGCTGCGTCGAGAGACTGAAAGAGGCTCATGCTGGCCCGGCCTGATGTAGGGTTTCCGGGCAACTTCGATTTGAGCAGGCTTTGTTTCAGCCGCTCCGTGGTGTACTCCGTCCATCCGTGAACCAGGTCGGACAGCAGGTCACCCGATAGGGTCGGCTGCTCTACCTGCCCGCGCCCTAATCGATTCAGATACCGCCGCTGAATGTCTGTGAGCTTGCCGTTCATATCACGCTTGCCCCCCGGAGCATATTCACCCTGCGCTGTGTGCCGGTTATATCGCCTTCGGTTACGAATACGCGGGTGTTCCATTCGCCCGCCATCTGCGATCCGCCGCCAAGGGTGGATGAGGATGGCAGGGATGGCCGCGCAATGTTGCCGCCGGGTTGCGGTGAGGGTGTTCGCATCGAGCCTCCGCCCTTTCCGCCTTTCACTATCTGAACCGCTCGCGCTGAATTAGTGATGATGACAGCCGCGATGGCCGCAAACTTTGCCAAACCTGCGAGACCGCCCGTGGCCGCATTGTCAGGTGTTGGGCTTTGGCTGTTGCGAAGTGCAGCACCGATTGCCGCGCCGCTATCGGCTGCTATTTGTGCAAGTGCAAAGGCTTTCTGCGCTGCGCTGCCCTGCTCGAATAGTGAAGCCAATGCACCGAGGCTTTGAGATGTTGCAGCTTCAATAGTGCGCCTGTTTTCAAAGGCTGCCTGTTCTGCTTGCTGTTGCCGTTTCAGGCGTTCTTCAACTACCTTGGCCCGTCCGTCTTCGAATGCCTTGTAAACTGCTGCCTGTTCATCTAATAGGGCTTTTTCGGCTGCTGCCTCTTCCGCCTTGCGCTGTTTATATGCCTCAGCCTCCGCCGCCCATCGTGCATCAAGTTCAGCCTTGCGTTGTGCTTCGTAGGTTTTGAAATCTGCTAATTCCTTATCCCGTGCTGCCTTGCGGTCTGCCGCTGCTTGCTCTTGCCGTTGTTTGGCCTTTTCCCGCCGCTCCTTTTCAGCCGCTTCCATGTCTTCGGTCTGCTGTGTCTGTGCCTCCTTTTCGGTCTTTACGCGCATAGCAGTCGCACGGGCAACAAGCACGTTTAGTTCATGGCCTAAATCGTCATAGTGTTTCTTTTCCTCTTCGCTCAGGCTTTTCTTATCGCGCAACAACTTTCGCTCTTCAACAATCGCATTAGCCTTTGCCATCATTATTTTGGCTTCTGTTTCCCCACGCGCTTCCATCAATTCGATTTCGCGCTCCATGCTGGCTATCCGAGCCTTGTTTTGAGCCTCTAACTTCTTCCAATCCGGAAGACCCGCAATGCGCCTAAGCCAGCTTTCTATTTTCTCAAAGTTCTGAATGACAAGGGTAAGGCCGGTGATAATGATACCGATGCCCAAGGCCGCGCCAAAGGCCCGCGCTGCACCGGCCAATGAACTGAACGCGGGAACGACAACAGACATGATCTGCTGCCCTATTCCGGCAAGCATAAACTTCATGTCTTTCAGCCCTGCAATGCCCTGAGCGAATGCCATTGCCCCTTGCACTCGCAGCATGGCCTTTTGCAGGTCTTCCGATTCACCGCCTAACAGAGCCGCCGCGCCCTGAGCCGCCGCAAATCCGTTTGCAAGTGTTCCGGTTATATTGGCGATGGCCTGAAACTTGTCCGGATGAAGTCCGCGAATAGTCGCATTCACATCATCCATCCGGTCTTTTAATTCAGAAACACGCCTTGCTGCCGCAAGTGTCCGCGCATCCGTCTCGCCGAATGCCTCTGCCAGTCTTAACGCTTCCTGCTGTGCCTCTCGCAACTGAGCGCGGAAACTCTTTACCGATTCATCGCCCTTAACAGAGGCTTGCACC